GTCGTCCAGCCACACGATGATCGGTGTGCCTTTCCCTGCGTACAGTCCAACTATGTTGAACTCCATGAACTCCATCGCCTCTTCCGCAGACATGCCGCTTTGCTCAGACAACAAGGTTAGGATGCGATGTGCGTCATAGACAATTTTGTCGTCGGATGCAGTCACGCCAATAATGGCGTCATCAAGCCCATCAAACTTTATAGGCATGTCACAGCCCCACAATCGCAGACAGTGCCAGTTTATCTGTCCGCGCCATCATCCAGTCCAGCAGGTCTTCTACGCTGATCACCATCGGCGCACCCTGGCAAGGGTTCAATGCAAACGATTTTTCTTCGATGAATTGTTCAAGCTCTAGCATCGCACGCCCCTAAAAAAAGACTCTGGTTGATTGATATCTTCTGGGCCATCACACTCTGGCTCCATATTGTTGAGTTCTTCTTGAATTAGACCAGCAATCTCGATGTCTGCGCGAGGTGTCAGCATAGTGGCCGGCAGCTCCTCGTATATGCCACCTTTGCTGTCGAGCACATACAGGCAGTCCATGTCCCAGTCGCCGTCCCCGTAGGTGTTGATGTCAGCACCGAGGCTTATTGAGTACCAAGTTATCTTAATCATAGGATCACCAGTATTCCGATCAGGATGGATAGGGCGCAGCAGACAAACATTGCAGCAAATTCTTTCACGTTTTTCTCCTTGATGATGGCCGTCCTTGGCCGGGGATGGTTATTTTGCTGCTGCTCGTTTCCAATACTTGATCAGCTTTAAAACGTACTTTTCATTTGGAATTGTTTGCTCTTTGTGTCCGCGCCTTGCCTGCTTGTTACGGCGTGCAACTGGGGCAGTCAATTCGCCGTTGATGGTGCTGGCTATTTTTTCGCTGTATGTCATGTTCTGTTTCCTTAGTTGATGGCCGTCCGTGGCCGGGGGTGGTTAGCTCAGAGTCTTGGCGACTTCTATTTGCTTTTCTGCTGACGCATGGGTAAAGACTTCGCCATATGCGCGCAATACCATTTGCATATTTTGAACGTCATCATTTGCAACGCTCCACTGGTAAGCAGCATCATTCATTAGCGTCAAGTGGATAAAAGTCTGTTCTTGATCTGCGAAGATGTCTTTTTTTCCGTTCATGTTGAGTGCGTTCATTTTGTTATTCCCTATTTTTGGCCCGCTTTATTGCTGGCATGTGTGAACAATAGCAAACTATTTACCTTTGTACAACTATTTGTTAATTAAATGCGCTTTTAATCAAAAAAGTTACCAGGGAGGCATGTGAATGCATTTTCACCGGCATCTGCCCAACACATAGGATGCAAATTTAACTTGTCAATTACCTGGCGGTTACACAGCTCCATTGCCTTGCCGACAGACTCAGCGGTGAACTCATAGGTTTCTTTGTGTACATAAAATTTAATTGTGATCATATTGTCTTCCGCATTGAAAGCCGTCCGTGGCCGTGGTTGATTAAGCTGCGTAACGATCTTCGTGAGCGCGGATCATTTCGATGCCGTCTTCTTGATAAGCTCGAGAGCCGTAAGCCGGATCAATCTGATACCAATCCTCCAAAGACACTTTACCCCCTGAAGCCAACACTTGGTCCGTAGCTTCAGCCAGAGCCTCGGCAGCGGCTGATGCCTCTTCACGAAGATCGTCGAACCCAACCCAACCCTCATCATCAACCACACGACGAGCGCCGCGAAAACGGTCATAAGAAGCCCAGCGACGACCGGCACCATTTTCAATTACTACGTAATACACTTCTGCCGCAAAAACCTGACCATCGTTATCTTTACCGGCGTCGAACAGATCACTAACTGCTGCTACCTGAAACATTTTGCTATCTCCTTTGACTCCGCAAGAGTGCGGCAGGTGGTTAGAATAGCAAACTATTTACCTTTGTACAACTATTTGTTGATTAAGTGCGCTTTTACTCCCAGGAGCACAATTTTGAACAGTTCGGGTTTGTCTTTATGCCAATTGCCCAGCGTCTGTCGTGATACGCCGGTGACGTTTGCTACTTGTTGTAGGCTTTCCAGTCCGGCTATATGGACTGCTGCTGCTGGCTTCATTGGTGCTCCACTGCCCAGAAGGGCTGGTTGTTTGTTAGAAAGTTAACATTAGCATGTTAGACAAATTGTTTTGTTATTGGAATAGCAGGAGAGAATATTTTAATGAGGGGGAATTAAGTGTAGTAAAGTCTAGTAGCATTTTTACTAACATTCTTTCTTTTAACTACTTGTTTTCATTCTATTTATTATTAATTATAGTTATATATATATATAGTATATACACCCTCCCAAAAAAGGACGAAATAGTGCCTCTCTAGACAGAGTGTCTAGACTATGATTCTTTTATTACTAGACTTATTTTTTCTTGCGGGGATTCAAGCACTTATCGCTAAACAACAATAGTAAAAGTCTACTATCATTTACTATCATTAACTGTAAGTGCCTGTTTTTGTTGCGGATAATCCAACACTAACAACTCTCTATCATTATGGCAACAGGTATTTAACCGAAGATTTCCCGCGTGCCGGCTTGTACTGCATCTCTACCAAATTCCCAGACTCTACCAATCGCTTGACCGCTTCCTGCACTTGCTCTTTGCGATACGTGCGGCACTGATTGCAGATCACCCCGATGGTCTCCCCGTGATCTTTGCTGACCAGCGTCATAATCCTGGCCATTAAAGCATCGCCCTTGTCGGTCGCGCTGTTGGACCACGCTAACTTCATCTTCTGCTCGATATCGCGTTTTACCAGAGCGTATGCCCAGCGCACGTGCTCTATCGTGCGTATGCCGCTGGCCACGGCTAAAACTGCCGACACCTTGGCGGTTAGCTCATACCCCCTGCGCGGGATAGCGTGCAGCCCCGTGGACTCTGTATGCGTCGAGGACAGCTCGTAGAACGCCTCTGACACAGCGTCCAGCGCGTCAACCGCCTCTGGCGTGGTCTGGATGTCGCACTTGTCACCGATGCGCTCTATGCGCTCCACGGTTGTGCTGTCAAACGAGCCGCCGTTGTACAAAAACGAAAGCACGCTGCTGATCCGCATGGGTACTGCACTGCGACCGCGCTTGCCGCGAGGTTTGATGTGCGGGTTCTTCTCCAGCTCTTGGAATATCAGTGCCCTGCCCATAAAGCCGTTTGCAACCAGGTCAAAGGTCATCAGCCCATTGAATTTCTCAGGAGTGGTCAACCCAAAGATCGACAGGAAAGGAGCCTCGATGCCCATATCGATTGATGCTAGCGATTGATCTATCCTGACAACCCTGGCCGCAAGAGCGCCATTGGAGTCCTCGTTGTCGTTGATGGCCTTTTGCAGCCTGACCCGCTCTGCTGCCATCATCGTCTTGATCTCGCGCTTGAGATCGCCGGTGACAGAGACAAAAGAATTGCTCTTGGAATAAATGTTCATCAGCGTGCCGATAACGCCCTCCAGGTAGATAGCCCCGCCGCGCTTTTGTGCGCTGGTGATTTTGGAGAAGTGCTCGCCCAGCTCGTCGATGGAGTAGTACGCCGCTTGGTGCTGGATCAAGTTGCGGTAGATTTCTTGCTCGCTCTTGATGCCGCCCACTAGAGCGGGAGTAAGCCCAGCCGAGCGCAGCAGCTCATTGTGTGACTGCAGGATCGCCTCCTTGCCGGTAGATGAGTCTGCGACGCCGAAACAAAACAGGTTAAAAGACGAGTCATCCAAAGGATCGCGATAGCGCATGCCGGCGGCATTGCTGACCGCCATCAAAGAGGCAGCGACCGCGAGAGTCTCCCGTGGGAACAAGCTGCGCGAATTGATCCATGTGGCGACCTCGCCCACAAAGCCTGGCGGTCTAAGCAAGTCCACTGCAGAACAGTCTAAGGGATCTGCCTCAACGATCTGCGAGAAAGAACAGTCAGCGGTGAAGGTCACCGGCTCGACCCAACCGGACTCCTTTGCGTAATGCATCAAGGTGGCAAGCGTCACCGGATTAGTGGCCTTGCCAAACGAGTGCCACCGCGATTCGATCTTTGAGCCGTTGCCAGACTTGCCGTAACGGTCAGACTGCCTGGCCCAGCGGTCCCACAAATTGAAGCCGTCCACGCCGCCGCCGGTGGCATCGTGGATGCCCATGCCGATGCGGATGTACTTCTCGTGCCCATCGTTGTTTTCGATGGCCATCACCAGCTCTTCCAGCTCGCTCAATGAGACATCGATCTGAGTGCCGTTGTACTCTCGCCTGACGCGCTCGGGTTTCTTGAGCAGATCCACCAGCGCTTGGGGCGCATCAGAGATGTCAAAGACGCTGCCGGATAACACCTGGTAGCGATTACCGCTGGCGTGCAAAGACCCCGCGCCAACGACAAATCCGGACGACTTAAAGTCGATACCCTTGAACCGCGCAAGGTGCTGCGATAGTGCAAGCGCCTGGTCGATTTTAAAATACAAGTGCTTGCTGCCCCCGCCGCTGCCTGTGGCGACGATAAAGCCCGCCCCTGCGATCTCAGGCACAAGCTCTAGCAGAGAGCTGTAGGAGTCCACGCCGCCGTTCCTGGCATCGACGTCTATGACGAGTAGCCCGTCGGACACCATAACGCCGTAGCCGGTCTCCAGCTGCCCAGTCAGCTCCATGACCTCGATCTGGTCCTCCGACCAGTGAGGGCTGTGCTGCCAGTTTGAAGCGCACGGGTGCTTGTACAGTGCAGCGCACTTTGGATTACCGCAAGCGCAACGACCCGCGCGGTCAGCGCCGTGGAGTCCAAATATTCGATAGCCGGACTCGATGAACTGGTTATAGAGCAGCATTTTCTCGCGCCTCTAGATAGTCGTCGAGCTTGCGCACAGTGTCGTAAGATGGGCTGTGATCTTCGTCGTCTCTGAGCTGCCGCAGGGTGTTGTAGTGCAGCCCCGTGGCATCAGAAACAACGGAGAGACGCCTATCCTTTAGTGCCTCTCTTATTTGCTGTAATGTCCGCATATGATATCCCAAGTGAGTGTTTTTAACATTCCGAGGTTGACATGCTACATCTGGCTGGATTATATTGCAACTTCAGAAAGAGAAACGTGGCATCCAGCCACACACACCGGAGGCTCACATGAGCGCATTAAACGGGATTGAACGTCCCAAAGATCGACCAGTCATTGCCACTATCTGTGGCGACAGCGGCTTAGGTAAAACCACATTAGCTGCTACCTTCCCCAAGCCGATTGTGATCCGTGCAGAAGACGGATTACAGGCAATTCCAGAGGGCATACGCCCAAGCGCATTTCCGCTGATCCACAAGGTCGATGACCTTTGGGAGCAGATGATGGCTCTTGTGCAAGAGGATCACGGGTACGAGACGCTGATCATCGACAGCGTCACAGCGTTAGAGCGGCTGTTTATTGCGCACGTGGTAGATACCGACCCCAAGAAACCGCGCAGCATTAACCAGGCGTTAGGCGGCTATGGGGCAGGGCTAGGCGCTGTGGCCACTATGCACCAGCGTGTGCGCAAAGCTGCCGGCGTGTTAAACGAGCGCCGTGGGATGCACATTGTGTTTGTAGCTCACGCCGAGACTGAGACAATAGAGTTGCCGGACGAGGATGCCTACACACGTTACTCACTGCGACTGGGCAAGAAGAGCGTTGCGCCGTATGTTGACGACAGCGACGTGGTTGGATTTCTAAAGCTGGAGACCTTTACCAGCGGGGAGGGCGAGCGCAAGAAGGCCATCAGCGATGGCACGCGAGTGCTGGTATGTCACGCCACCGCATCAAACGTCAGCAAGAACCGCTATGGGATCACTGAGCCGCTAGTCGTGGCGCAAGGATCTAACCCGCTAATCAAGTTCATACCATCACTGGGAGAAATTAAATGAGTTTTTTTAATATAAAAGAAAAAGTAACAGGATCTTTTGAATCAGGTGGCGGCAACTTTGATCCAATTCCGGACGGCACGCAGGTGCTGGCATCGTGCGATGAGGCGAAGATTGACAACTATCAAGGGGATGATTACATCTCTCTGCGCTGGTCGGTGCTTGCACCGGCTGAGTACAAAAACCGAAAGCTGTTTCAGAAGGTAAAGGTTTTTAGCGATGATCAAAAAATTGCTGAAAAGGCGAAGCGCATGCTTGCGGCGATTGATGCAAACGCTGGCGGTTTGTTGATGGCAAGCGATGATGAACCCACCGGTGAGTCGTTGACCAAGGCGCTTGTTAATAAGCCGATGATCCTGCGCCTAGCGGTGTGGGATATCGAAGGCAAGAAGGGTAACTGGGTCTCCGCAGTGGCACCGAAAACTGCAACTTCATCAGCCCCTGCAGCAGCACCAGCGAAGGCGAAAAAACCAGAAATTGAGTTAGGCGACGTGCCGTTCTAATTTAATTTAACAACTTGCCAGGGATGGCAAATTTATTTGGAATGATGAGTATGTTGTCACCTAAGAGAAAAGGAAGAATTACCGGCAGCGTTGTTGGGGCTATACTTGGCGTCAATAAATACAAAAGCGCTGATGATGTCATGCGTGACATGGTTAGAGCTTATCACGGTGCCCCCAGAGAGTTTGAGGGCAACGTGGCTACCGAGTACGGCAACTTCAATGAAGACGGCGCTATTTTTGATTTTGTTATGGAATCTGGTTTTGAAGTTATAAAGAACGAAAAGTTCTTTATCCATCCAGAATATGATTGGCTAGGAGCCACCCCAGATGGACTTGTTAAAGATGACAGCGTTATCGAAGTTAAGTGTCCATTTGGAAAGCGTGATGCTACAGCTGCTGACCATTTTTTAGCGATATCTGAACTGCCGCACTATTACGCGCAGATGCAGATTGAGATGGCTTGTACAGGCCGCAGCAATTGTTACTTCTATCAATGGGCTACTAAAGCCAATCAGATTGAAGTGGTAAGATTTGATCAAAATTGGTTTGATAATGCGTTGCCTAAACTAAAGGCTTTCCACAACAAATATCTTAAAGAGATTGATAACGAGGACCATTTAAAGCCTAAGCGGAAAATT